GCCTTGAGCGTGGGGTCTTCGATCTGGCTGATTCGCTCGGCCAGGAGCTTGAATTGCTGTTCGGGCGACAGGCCCGCCAGGTCGTCGGCGGTCAGGCCCAGGTCCTTCAATGCATCCGTCGCCGTGCTCAGGCCGCGACCCGCGTCATAGATCGTCCGCTGCATCCGTCGCAGGCCGTTCTCCAACTCCGAGACTTCCACGCCGCTCTGCCCGGCGGCGAACTGCAATTCGCTCAGGGCCTCCACCGACAGCCCCGTGCGACGCGCCATCTTCGCCACGCTGTCGCCGTAGCTGCCGAAGAGCTTTGCCGACGCAGCCAGGGGCGCAAGGATGGCCGAGCCGACGCCAATCATCTTCAGGCCGAGGTTGCGGATCGAGTCGCCGAAGGCCTTGAGCTTCTTCTCTGCCCGGCGTAGCCCGCGCACGAGCTTGCTGTCGTCAGCGAATAGCTCGACGAACGCTCGACCGGCTCGGATTCCCTGCGCAGATGCCACGTGCGTTACTCCTCGTCTTCAACCGGCAAGGCGTACCAGCCCTCGGGCAGGTCCATCTTGCCCGGCACGACCTGCCCGTCGGCGTCCTTCACCCAGACCTTGGCGTCCTTGATGGTTTCCCGCAGGCGAACCGGCGTACCGTGGGGCACATAGATGGTTCGCGTGAAGGGTGAACCGCCCGCGCAACCGGTCAGCAAGATCGGCAGCACGAAGGCGACGATCAGCCAGTGCTTGCGGACCTTGGCCCGCAGCTTGTCCTTGGTCTGCTGGTCGGGTGCGGCGTCTTGGGCCGTGGGCCGCGACTGCTTGGCGACCCACGGCAGAAGCGCGCGGAAGAACGCGGTCAGAACGGCGATCAACCAGTTCATCACGCCACCTCCTTCTTACTCTCCAGCCCGCCGTAGCGATCCAGTTCGCTGTGCTTGATCTGGATGCCCTGCTTGATCTGCTCAACCAGCGCATCGGAGGGCTTCTTGCCGTTGTTGGCCTCGGCGTAGGCGTTCAAGACGAACCGGAGGGCCGAATCCAGCTTGGCCAGGCCGCTGTTGGGCGTGTCATCGGGGATCTGCTTCTCGGCTAGCTTGATGCCGGTGATGATGCTGCCCTCGTACTGCTTCCACTTCTCCTGCAGCGGGTTGAACTTGCTGGCCAGGAAGATGAAGAAGCCGACCATCGCCGCCCAGATGATGGCGAAGCCGATGCCGGAATTGAGGAACGTCCAGACCCCATTGAGGATCGCGTTGCCGTCCATGTTCATGTGCCTTTCTGGGCCTCAAGGGCCTCTCTGAGAACCGCCAGCGACTCTTTGTCGGCGACCGTCCGTAGCCGCCGATCCTGTCTCGCGTATGGGTCGAAGTCCGATGGCTTGAAGGGCCTGCTGCGCTTGGGGTCGCGGTTGGCGTTGGCGATCAAGGCGCAGACCAGGGACGTGTGCGCCCATCGCTCGCGGCCCAGGCCCTCGGCCCTCCACAACAGTTGCCGCAGCGTCAGCGGGCCGGGGGCGACGCCGATGGACCCGGCGATGCGCCAGACATCGCCCCACGGATCGTCGCGTCGATGTCCAGCGCGTCGATGCGCGTCTCGACCGCCGTCACCGCCGCGTCGATCATGGCCATCTGCTTGGCGACCGCTTTGGCCCGGTCGTTGCGGCCGCGCGACCGGAAAAAACCGATCAGCTCCTCGTAGAACGCCTTCTGCGCCGCCAGCAACGTCTGCCCGTCGAAACCGGCCCGCACGTCGTCATCGGCGACCTTGTGCGTCTCGAACTGCCCCTCGAGCATGGCGCAGAGCACCTCGCCCAGGAGCATCTCGTCGGTGCCGAGGCGCGTCAGCAGCGGCGGGTCTCCGGCCTCGGGCTGAAGCAGGTCAATGTCCAGCTTCGCCTTGACCTTCATGGCCGTGCCGAGCGTCAACGTCAGCGTCCAGGTCCGACCGGCTGCATCAGTGAACGTCTTCATCAGGCCACCTCCACCCAGGAATCGAACACGGCGAGCTTGGCGGTCACGCTGACCGTCACACCCTCTTCCAGCGGCTCGTTGCGGCTGAAGTTGGTGATGCTGAAGTCGCCCAGCGGCCCCTCAGTGCCACTGGCGGTGCGGTCGCCGGTCAGCACGGCCAGGCGGATCGTGCCCGCCGAGAGGAACGCGGTCTTCACCGCGTCGAACCCGGCGTCGCCCGGCTTCCAGAGCATCTCGAACTCGGCGGTGCATTCACGCAACGTCGGCGCGGTCGCCCGCCAGCCCTGGTTTGCGCGGGTGGTGACATCCGCTTCGCCCGCCTCGAGGTTCAACGTCACGTCCTTGACGTTGGCCATCTCGGTGAGCGTCGCCAGAGCGCCGCCCGCAGCGCCCTGGTAGATTTTGGCATTCATGCCCAACAGGAATTCTTGCGACATGCTTCGATCTCCTCATCGAACGCTGTCTCGCCACATGGCGGGCAGCTGGGGTTTCTCTTTCTCGAATGCCGGTCCCATGTAGGGCCGGGCCTTGTACGTCGTGCGCTTCTTCTTGCCGCGATGCTTGAGCGTCGTCTTGCCGCCGTACTCCAGCAGAGGCGGCGCTTCGCCGCGTCCCTTCTGGTTCAATCGCGTCGGTCCGATCACCACGCTTTGGGCGTCTGTGTCGTAGCCGAAGAAGATGAACTTCTTCAGCAGCCCCGTGTGCGAGCTCGGCGGCGATCCGGGCGGCGCGGGCTTCTTGCGTTTGCGGATGCTGCTCTTGGCCGACCGCCGCACGAATGCACCGCACTTCGAGAGCACCTTCCGTGAGGCGGCGTCCACTTTGGACATCACCGCTTTGCGGTCGAAGAAGGCTGCCTTCGCGCTCTTGAAGTCCATCCCGATCATTGCGGCTCTCGTTGTGGAGGCGGCGCAGGCGGCATGCGGTCGGCGGGCCGACGCGGCTTCTTGGCCTTGAGCTTGAGCCGAGCGATCTCCGCTTCCAGTTCCTCTTTGGTGCCGACAAGCATGGTGTTCCCCGGCGACGTGCCGACCTTTCCACCCGGTTCGGCCAGCTCGATCACCTGTTGGCCGTCGTGGACCAACACGAACTTGTCCTGGTTGCCGTCGGACAGTTTCACTTGCACCGTGATGGCTTGGACTTCTTTCATGGCAATCCTCAACTGGTGTAGACCGACCAGCCCCGGCTGATCAGGATGTTCTTGAACGCCACTCCATCGGGGTTGGAAGGCGGGGAGTTGTACGGGCCGTTTATCTGGAGGTAGCCGCCCGTCGTCCCGTTGGCGACCAGGTCGGCTAATACCTGATCCACTGCCTCCTCCGGCAGCGCGCAGCCATAGGCGTAGATGTAGCGCAGGTTCGTGCAGCCAGACAGGTCGATCCCCTGAAGCGACTGGCAGTAATACACGTCCAGGTCCGACAGATTCGTGTTGCCGTGCGCGTCCACCTCGATCAGGTTGTAGTTCTCGCTGGCGTAGCACGAATACAGGTTCGGCACCTGCCACAGTTCAAGCGTCACAAACCCACAACCGTAGACGTACAGGTATTGCAGGTTCGGAAGTTCGTCCCACGGCAGTGTGGTCAACTGGCTATAGTCGCAGTACAGTTCCAGCAGATTCCGCATGTTGACGTGCTTGATCTCGGCGACCTCGCCGGACCACGGCAGTTGCAGCATGGACCACTCCCGCATGGGCGGCGTGCTGACGATCGGCATGGGTTCTTGGATGTACGGCATCACCAGGTCCCTCCAACCACGGTGACGACGTCGCCGGGCGTGCCCTTGACCTTGACCTCGGCCAGGTTGACGTGTTTGAACTCATGCCACTCACCCGGCACCCACGGCACGTCCGCGCCTTCATCGCCGAGAAAGATGGCGTCGTCAGCGTTGCTGGGCGGCGCGCTGATGACGAAGGAACCAACTACCCGCGCTGCAGCCAAGGATTGGTAGTCGGCGGTCAGAACGAGTTTCCGCATGATGACGTTGTTCATGATTCAGTCTCCAATGTTGCGGGCGCTTACTTCATGGCCCTGTAGGTCACGGTCAAAACGCTGGTGAACACGCGCTGCTCGGCAAGGTGCTCCGGCGCGTACACCGGTTCGTTGGCGATGCCGATCCATGCCGCGAATGGTGCGGCGGTCAGCGGACGGCGGCGCAGGTAGTCGGCGACCTGGTCCATCAATGTGCTCAGCGACGCGATCTCGCCGTCGATGTCTTTGCCCAACTTCTTCTGCACGCCAATGTCCACCGCGATCTCGTACTGGCTGGCCGCCCGCGTCGAACCGGTGATCACAACGCTTTTGGGCACCACCGAGACTTTCAAATCCGTTAGGTCGGCCAGTTCAAACTCCGGCAGCACACGCCGCACGGCGGCGATGGCCGGATCGAACGTGCCCGCCGGGGCCGCATTCAGTTCCGTTGTGACCGCATCCGCAATGTCGATGACGAGACTCATGCCTTACCCCGCGATCCAGGAGACGATGCCGGATGTCGCCGCCGTGATGCCCGCGCCCACAATCAACCAGATCAACTTGCCCTGGCGCTTGGCGTCCTGTTCCAGACGGTCCAGGCGGACGGTGATACCCGGACGGCCATTGCCGCGAATCGCCTCGTCGAGGCGATCCAGCTTGCGGTGGATTTCCTCGAACTCGCGCTCGCACGCGTTTCGGAAGTCGCTACTGACGGTCGAATCGCTCACGTCTCCGCTCCGATGTCCTTGGTGTGAATGCGGTAGGTCTGCCGAT